GAAAAACCCACTTGCATGCATCTACATGCGTGCAAGTGGTGGGCCTCAGCCCAGTATGTCGTTAAAACACCTTCATTGACGCGTCTACACTCCGCCACCCCTTGTAACAGAGAATGGAAGAAACGCGCCAACAATGAAGAATTGTCGACGTAAAAATTCCGCGAGGATATAAATCTCGCTTGAAAAACCGTCCTTCTCATGTACTGGAGAGGTACAGAGGTGGACATCCTATAAAATAGGACAGTTGAAAGTCATCAGAAAATGACCGGTAAATAAAATAGCCTGAATCTCCAAGGCCAGTTCCATTATTCATACAAGAATAATTTATACAATCTTGAGGTTGGCTAACCTCAGATGGAATGTAATCACTAGTAGTTTGGTTCAATATCATTGAACACCTGTATTGTGAATAGTACGGGATTTTAAAAGTCGCGTACTGAACAGATGTATCAGTGAGAGCAAAACCAGTTGCTCCACCATTATTACCAGCTAAATAGTTTTGAGCAGTCCCAAACAAGTTCAACAAGCCATTAGATAAAACATTAATGGCCGTGTTGTCATATGTATCAAGAGCAGCAACAAAACTATAAAGTGGATTAGGCGGAACTATGGTTGTCCTAACTGAGCCCTTGTAAAAGCAATACATGTTAGCCAAATTCGGGTAAATATCACCACCAAGCAATGGTAAATGAGCACCAGCAGTGCCGCTTGGCAGGTAAGAAACACCAGAAAACCACGGCCACAGACGCTGATTGGCGTCTGCAGGAATGGCCTGTGGATATATGATTGTACTCCTATTTAAAAGTTGCTTAATGGAAGTGAAATACTCCCCAATGGATTGGGAAGCATACATGGTTGTGACAGCGCCAGATGGCATGCCGCCTATGGTTTCATCGACCAGAGTCTCATCTCCTGCTTGGGGGGAAAAGATAGGCCTGTAGTAATCATTAGCCGACATGTTTTGAAATTCAAAATCGTCAGCGCCGCAATAATATAGCAGCATATTAACAGCAGAGCTGGCAGTTTCAGGACAACGAAGTTCGTTAAGAACAATGATGTCCAGCTGGCCAGAACACTGCGTGTTAGTAACTCCTTTAAGCTGCATATAATTTTGATTCAATAACCAAGGGAGCTTCAACCTAAACTCATTACCAGTTCGAATATCAATGATTTCCTTGATGACTAACGTGCTCGTGCTGAGAGTGGGTGTAACGGCGACATTTGAACTAGGAGTCCAAGACACTTGAATGCGACCTGAGTGGAACTCAGTCTTCGCAAACTTAATGACCAACTCAATGCCACCACGCCACAAATTAGCAGCACCTGACAAATAATAAATTGGGGGGCCAACACCCATTGTCACGGTGTGAGACGTATTGGCTGTCGTAATTTGCTGAAACAGCGCCTGGGGACCAACCAAAAACGAATAAATGTTGGTACCAGACCCTTGTGAAGTAGTCCACGAAATGGTTTTCAAAACCGTGGACACCTTCTTGAGATAAGAAAACGACATTTCATCCTCATTTGTTAGAGAATTCTCTGTCGTTATTGAAACTTGATTATCAGATCTCAAGGACAATGGATAAGCGTTGTCTGTTCCATCGCTAGTGGCAAGATAGCGATTGTACTGCGTGGAAACAATGGTCGCATTAACATTATTCTCAGGTTTGCTCCAACCAAACCAGGAAGCAACCTTTGCACCAGCATCAAGTATCCATGAAGCAGGAATAGCAATATCAGATATAAAAGGAATATCGCTCAAAGCGTTTGCCACAGAGGCACCAACGCTAAGCATAGAGGAAATAGTTCCCTGCGAACCGGAGGCGATCTCAGCCTCCCTGCCTGCTACAGATGTAACTTTGTATTTGCGCGATGAACCACCAGCCATTTGGGGCACAATAGGAGCACTTAGTTCAAAGTCCTCAAAATGCGCAAAAATGCTATAGTTCACAGATGTTTCACCAGAGGCGCCGGTCTGGAGTGGAGATAAAACTGTCAAATAGAAAATACCCCAGTCATAGAAGTTTCTCTTAACATCATAGAATGAAGCAGGTGTAATGTAGGGGACTTTCATAACACCAACAGTATCTCGACAGTCAATCTCAACACAAGGGTGCATTCGTTTAGACGCTATGCAAGCGTTGTGCATGGCCAAATAGGACGGATCTACAGCGTCCTTTTCTTCAGCTACTGGTAAAAAATGTAGAAGCAACTTGCCCTGTTGAAATGGGTTCGCATTGATTTGCACTCTAAAGCAAACAGTACCACGAACCAGGTTGAAACCAGATATCTTATTGGCCCATGCACTATTGCCAAACACAATAGTTGAGACACTATTGGACCATAGGTCAGCGTTTTGAGCACTGCCAGTTGTCCAAGAACCAGATGTAACCAAGTATGGTTTTTGCATAAAGTCAGGGATGCCCTGATGGTTAGTAGGTAAAGTATCCACTACCGCATTACGGGGCATAACAGACATAGAGACTGCTGTGTCTTCAACAAATGTGGTGGTGACGGGAGTTGTATCGATGGTCCCGGTCCCATCGGCGGTAACCGCTGAAAAAGTTTCGTTTAAAATATTAGAATTCATAGATGATAAAAATTGAACTTATTCTTGCTGTGGTAGTTCAATAGCTTGATTATTTACAATGTTTACAAGGTCCACAACAAGTCCGCCGAGGCGACTTTGCTTAAGGTCTATCGTGGAGCGCGCCTGCGCTTATGGAAATCCTCCACAGACCTGTTAGCAGTTACCATTCTGCATCGAGACTCACAGTCTCAAGCAGAATCTTCTCCCACTCAACGGGAGGACAGAAGTTGAGATGTTGGACACTCGCCCTCTGAATTTTTGGCGCTAAATCATTAAAAACAACCTCACCGTGCAACGACAGTTCTCTTATAGCACTTTGAACTGTGTCACGAATGAGGTGCTCCTTCTTTCTTTTGCACCAATATAACATCTCTTTTACAACATCGATGTCAAGGTTGGCCACGTATCTTCCAAGCAAGGGCTCCCAGCGAAAGCCTCTTTTCAAAAAAGACCCCTCAGTGAAGTGCTTGAACGGCTTTGGAACGCCACTCTTGGTCTCGTCTGTGTACTTCATATTGATCTCAGCAAAAGCTTCAGTCATTGAATTTTGATTAATTTCTGCGTATCCTGGGGAAGGAAAAACACAGTTATCATCTCCATAGCACATGAAGGAAACATTACGCTCTAAGTCTTCAAAGTCTATACAACCTCTCTCATATTCTAAGCCGGCGTCTTTCAGCATGATTGCAGACGAGGCATACCTCAAAAGGGTGTTGTTGTTGACTGTATTAACTATAGTGGTCAAGGGGTGTCCAGATGAAAGGGCTCCGTGCCATATATATACGAAACTATTATCGGCAACTGCCTTCTTGAACTGGTCAAAGTCCAAGTCGGCAAAAATGGGATCATCGCAATAGGTCAAATATTGCTGATAAGCAAGTTCGCGATTCGGGTGTAACTTTATGGTAGCAACGTGCTCTGAATGCACAAGCATCTCAATTAAAACGCCACGAATGACTCGGTCCTCTTCAGTAGAGTTGTAGTAGTACTTCTCGACGAACCGGGCGAACTCGTACATCAGAAGGGGGCTCTGGCTGCCGTCGAAACAAGAAAAATCACCAAAGAAACCCTCCTCAGAAACACGGGTCATCTCCTTGACAAGGACTTGCCACTCCTCCCCCAACGGGTTCAACCCAACAGCGCTGCCATTTTTAACTCTATTCTTGACAAACCACCTAACAAAGTCGCCAAAATACATGCGCACAATCACTTGAGTGTGTAGAGCACTAGCATTTATAAGGCGCGTTTTGAACTTGGTGCGCCTCTCATCCTTAGCATAGTCAGCATCAAGGGACTCGTAACGTTCACCACACTTTAGTTTTCCAATGCAGTCCTGGACATACTCGTAAAGCTCTTTCGCTTTTTCAGTGCTAAAGTCATACGCACCCTCAGATCCAAACCAATCAGCCTTGCCAGGCTTCTTCACATCCAAGCTAAAGGGATAACCAGCTGACGTGGACCTCGGTATTCCTTTAAAGACGCCCTCAATTCCTTCGACCGCGGTTTTGAAATCCCAAACAGACGGAGGAACTGGATCATTGAGAGGACTAGTATCAAAAACCTTGCTATGGTAAGAATCGGCAGCATCACGCAGTAAGGGAACATCAAACGCACCGAAGGCTTTCGCCACCTTTTCCTTTGCTTGAACGATGGGATCTATAACAACACCATCAGCAACATAGGGTGCAAGCGGGGCTGGGGTACACTTTGATGGTCCAAGGCACTCATACAATGGTGACTTGACTATCTTGCTCTGTGTAGGGTGGGGCAGCTTCCTAACGGCTCTATCTATGTGGAATTGGCGACCAAAACCCATCTGAGCATCAACAGCCCAGTATGTGGAAGCCCACTCACAATATTCTTGAGTCACTATAATGGCAAAGCCAGT